CGTACCGTCTGTGTAAGTGATCTGTAGCTCTCCGGCTTCTGTGATTTGTGCATCGGTGATACCAATGCCATCCGCACCGGCAGGTCCTTGTGCACCGGTGTCGCCCTTTACGCCCTTTGCACCACGCGGTCCCTTAACATTACCCAAGTTATCCTCTTCGCCGTCAGAATACTCCAGTTGCAGCTCTCCATTGTCATTCACCCACGCGGTATTGATACCGCGACCGTCCGTACCATCTTTACCGGGCGCACCATCTGCGCCTGGCGCTCCGTCTTTGCCGTCCGTGCCAGGAACACCCTGTGGGCCCACTGCACCATCTTTTCCCGGTTCGCCCTGCGGTCCTCGCTCTCCATCTTTACCAGAAGCGCCCTGGGGACCCGTGTCACCCTTTGGGCCTTTAATGTTCACCGGTTCCGGGTTGTCCTTCCCGCCGTCATTGGTCCAGCTGATCTCGCCCGCTACGGACACGCTGGGCGTATAAGTGGTGCCATTCACACCCTTACCAATATCCTTGAGCAGTGCCTGCACCTTGGCGTAATAAGACTCCAACTCCGTTGGATCCGGTGCGTCCGTCTCCACAGCTGCCGGGTCATAAGAACCAGGGCGCACATAAAACACGCACGGCTCCGGGCTTATACGCTGCACCAACTGCTCGCCATCCACGGCATAGCCGTAAACGCCCAGGCGGCACATTCCCTCTTGCAGCGGCGGGGCGAAACACTGTCCATCCACCACAGTGGCAAACTGGCCATTCATGCACACCCGCACGACCAGATCGGCGTATGCCGGATCCAGCTCTACCACACAGCGGATCTGATTGACATTCTCAGCTGTCACCGGGTCTTTGTTTTGTAAGATCACCGCCTGCTGGGTGACCTTAATATTTAATGTCTGCATAAAATCCTCCTTTTTGACATAAAAAAACAGCGTGCCTAAGCCGCCGTTTGCAGTTGACTGCAATTTGTATTTTACATGGGAATCACCTCCTGTTTTCTTGCAATCTGCGGGGAAGTGTGGTATGGTGGGGAGTGAAAGGAGAGATGAAGATGAAGTCTAAGGCCAAAGTGTGGATCCTTGTTGTGACCGTTGTAGTGGCGGTGGGGGTCGGTATCGGTGTGTGGGTGCACTATGATCGAGTGCATGATCAGGAGACAGCCAGTCTGGTAGATCACGCTGTATCCAGTGCACTGGCTGGTGTTACTACACAGCCCACAGAGACCACTACAGAACCGGCAGCCACAGAGGCGACCGCAACCACAACAACTACAAAGCCCACAACCACTAAGAAGAAAAAGAAGAAGCATACTACCACGCAACCGCAAGTAGTGTATCGCACCGAAAGGAATGGCACAGTAGCCCCAGCCGCAATAAGAGAAACAACCGAATCAACGGTGCCGAAGCGTCCTGCTGACGCGCACTTTGATCCCATACCTTCTGACGATGGATATTACTGGGACACAGCTTCTTCTCGAGACGATCCGTTAGAAGAAATATATGTCGATGAAAGCGGCAGGCATTTCTATTTCAAAAAGGGCGATAAATCCACTCCAAGAATATATATTGACTAATAACTCTAAAGCGGCTGTTCCAGTGCGGAGCAGCCGCTTTGCTGTTTATTGCAATTTTGCTTTCAGCGCGTCCACTTCTGCCTGCAAAGCGTCCAGTTGCTTCTTTTGATCTTGGATCAACTTAAGCATTGCCGGTATCATGATACGATCTTGCCAGCTTTCAGGTCTCCCTTCACTGTCATAGATCACTGCGTTGGGGTAATGCTTGTCCAGATCCTCTGCAATAACGCCGATCTGCGTCCCGCTGACCAATTCGTTGTCCTTGTATTCTGGCTTGTAATTGTACTGGCACACCTGTACATCGTAAAGACCGTTTGGATCCAGCACAGCGTCTTCTACCGGTTTGATATTCTCTTTGTATCGTTTTGATGAGTTTGCGGTTGTAATAACGCCGCTTGTGTTTACAACCAGTGGAATGGTTCCGCTTGAAGATTTAAAACTCAGTCTAATATCGTCTTGTACCGTCAGTTTGCCTCTGATTGTCGTGGCGTTATCAATCCATATACTCTTCCCGACAAGGTATAAAACATTATCGCCACCATTCGCACTAAGCACAAACCCGCCTTTTGATTCAATCGTATCACGGTACGCAGTGCTTCCGCTAAGCGTCCAACTCACTTTAGACAGTACAAATCTGGTTTCAACCGAATCTTTCGATCCCGCTTGTATACACAAGTTGCCATTCTGCTGCATTCTTAAGCAAATATCTCCGCCTTCTAAATATGTTTTGGCTCCGTGCTCATACTGACCGTATCCAATTACAAGGCTGTTACCACCAGATGCAGCATTAATGATTTCATATCCGGCAAGATCATATATTTTTTTGTAGAATTGTACATCGGCATCAAATTTGGTTTTCCCTTCCACCGATAGGGCCCCGCTTACATCTACCGAACCATTGCATACCATATCGCCGCCCATCGTTACATACCATGTACCAGTATATGAACCGTTGCTGTTCTTTTTTTGTGCAGAAAACACCCAAGAGCCTTTGGTAGTTGGCTTTTGAATGTATGCACGATAACTACCCAAATCCGCATACAGTTCTCGGTCGGTGATGTTCCACCCGGCGATCGTGCCTTTATCCGCAAGGATCTCAATACCGGAGAGTCTACCGGCTGAAATGTCCGTAGCATTCAGGTAATACTGGTTGGTTTTTTTGTTGTAGTACACCGCAAAGTCCTTAAAGGGGCCTTGCAGTCCGGTGGTAGAAACAGCCATGCCGTTCTTATTCAGCAGCAGGCAGCGGCCTTTGGTCTTGCCCTCCGCTGCCGGGTACTCTCCGATATAAAGCGCGTCTGACACACCATCGCCGTCCCGGTCGATCAAAGCAGCGTAACCGCCCACTGCGTTCGTGATAGAATCCGTAGCATCCTGAATGCGCTGTGCCAACGGCGCTGTGACCTGCTGCATAGCCTTAGAGATCATGCGGGAAAGAATGCTTCCGGCAGAGCTGCCCTCCTGTTCTGAACGGGCATGGGCGGCCACATCCATAGTGACGGAGCCATCATAATCATACTCCACACCCATCAAGGGGATATGGTGATCGCCGGTATCGTCCCGGTAAGTGATCACATCAAAACTATCCAACGCCGGATTGGCCGTGAGCAATGTCATACTTCCCGGTCGGTACTGTATGCCCAGGTCAAATACAGTCTCGCCCTGGTCTCCATCGTCTATGTAGATCATATCAGACACAGCGTTGAATACTTTTTCCGCTTGGGCCTGGGTGGTGATCAGTGGGTTGTCGAAATACAGCACCTCGCTGTTGACCGACAGACTATCTGGTGCAAGAATGTTCTTATTCCCATTGTTGCAACTGATCCCCAGGTAGGTTTTGTCCGTCTCTGCCAGTGAAACCTCTGTGACCGTGTCATCTGTCACCGCGTATTCTGCTGTACCATCATATACCTGGGCGAAAGTATCTACTCGCAACTTGCCTTCTCGATCAAAGACGGCAGCACAGCCGCAGAACCCAGCCACATAACCGATGGCATCATTCACATTATAGGCAGTGACCTGCTGCTTGCCGTCCTCGTCTGTTTCCGTACCGCAGAGCAAAGAAACATCTACCGTGCCAAAGCCGGAGACCTTGCTCTCCACGCCGGCAGCCAACTCAAAGTTACCCTGGCGTGCCAGGTCTTTTAAGATTGCCAAAGGGGTCTGCTGACCGCTGATGGCGGCAGAATACGGCATAGAAAGATCATACATGTGGTCGTACATTTCCAAAGTGGTACATTCGCCGGACCGAGTGACCTTTTCCGGATAAAACACGCCCATTGGCACCCACTCCACTGCACCGTTGACCATACAGCCAAAGTACACCACGGTTTTCTGCCCGCGAAGCACGGCACCGGCGGGCACAGCCCACAAAACGCAGTTACACCCACAAGCGTAGGACTTTGCCAGCGCGTAATCGTCATGGCTGATACTGCGGTCAATATTCAGCTCCATAATGTTATTTTGCTCATTTGGGCTTGTAGGATCCGTCTCATCGTTGTAGCCAAAAATGAAATTGCCACATTTAACCTTCACATAGATCCGTTCCCCGTTTTTGATGGCCTGGTTAAAAGCTGTGCTTGTCTTGTACATAAAATACTCCTTTAGCGCTCAATGGCGTCTACTTTGTAGTTGATGAAATACCGGCAATCCCTGGCACCGGAATAAGCCGTCCAACTGGGCGTGCCAAAGTAGCAGCTGAAAGAAAACACCGTATTCCCGGAGGTATCCTCCAGCTTAATAGAATGCCAGGGCTTACTCGCATTGTTGATCACGCCGTTTAGCTTGTCCAACTCCGCCCGGGTCAATGGCGGAAAGGACAACTGCCTTGTTTTTTTGACCTGAACGATACTGCCGTTCATATAAGCCGACTTGGAGCGGCCTGTGTTAGAGGACCACACCTTTTCATCTGAACAGGATATGGCATTGAATGATGGGTTTGGCATTTTTGTGCCGTCAATATATAGTGGCATACCGTCCCTCCTTACGCTGTGGCCGTAACCGGGTCACGGCCTTTCTTTTCTGTTTGGTTCACATCGTCCAGCACCACCGTGCTTAAATGCTTACCGCCCACATATACCGGGATTGTTACATTGACCGCCTGCCCGCTGCTACCCAGCATTTGTACCATCATTGCGGCTACCTTGCTGATCCACTGGGTGTTTCGCTCCAAAGGCACAACAGCCTCGGCGCCTTTACCTTCCAGCAGACCGACCTGGCCTTTTTTCAGCACGCCGCCCTTTTCCAGCTCTGGGATAGTGGGTATAGAAAACAACTGGTACTGGCCGTTGGTCACGCTCACGCCCAGGGCGCTAAGCACCTTAGACAGCGTGCTGCCAACGCTAATCAGCAGCTTGTCATTGATCTTGCCAACCATATTGTTGACCAGTTTGATCACACCGTTTAAGGGGCCTTTGAACGCATTGGTAAAGGTGGCTTTCAAATTCTTCAGACCGTTCTTTAAGCCGGTCACGATCTTACCGCCAAGGCCGGTGACTTTTGATACAACGCCATTTTTCCCGGTAAAGAAATTAACAACGCCGTCCTTAAATCCTTTGAATTTTTGGCTGACCTTTTTCCACAGATCGCCGATACCGTCAAACAGACCTTGGGAAATAAAGCCGCCCTGTTCTTTCATAACCCTTGAAGGTGACTTGATCTTAAAGGCTTTCTGGAAGCCTTTAAGAAACGGCTGGAAGATATGTTCATTGATCCACTTTCCTGCGTCACCAATACCGTCAACAATGCCGTCCCAAATGCCCTGGGCCACATTGCCGCCGGCTTCTTTGATCTTGTCGCCAAAATAGGACTGTATGCCGGACACAGCGTCAGAGATCAGCTGTCCCAGAAACGCGCACAGGCCGCCTAAAGCTGCACCAAGTGCTTCAAACAGAGCGCTTGCCATTCCACCAAAATCAATACCGCCTATGAAGTTTTCCAGCGCCGTTGCAAGCCCGCGCCAGTCCAGGTTTTCCAAAAAGCCGGCAATGGTCTTGAACACACCGCTGATTGCGTCGGACAGGGTCTTTGCCACCTGGCCCCAATCAATGGTGTTAAAAATACCGTTCAGGTTTTTAGCAAAGCCTGCGCCAAGAGCTGCAAAATCGAATGTGGTCAGGAAGGTGTCCAGCGCACCGAAGACGGTGTTCACACCGTTACCAACAATTTGTCCGGCACCCTCCCAGTCGAAGTCACGGATGAAGCCGTTTAGGCTCTTGGCAATACCGCTGACAGCGCCGTTGACTTTGTCCTGTATGCCTTTCCAGTCCAGTGCATTGATCTTGCTAATAATCTTATTACAAGAACCGGCGATTCGTTCGCCGATTCCCTCAAAGTCGCCGTTTTTCCACAGGCCCTTGATTTTCTCCAAATAAGCGGAGAACTGGTTGGACGCTGCCGGCGTATTGGCTGTAGACGCACCGGACGAACTACTGTCTTGCTGATCATCACTAACCTTAGTGATTTGGTCAAATCCGTACAGCTCTTTCTGCGCTTGAGACAGCTTTTTCGTCTCTTTTGTGGTCTTGCCCACAGCGGTGGCCGTGGCATTTACCTGCGAAGCGATCCCCACAGATGAAAGCAAACCACTAATGGCATTGGCAACACTCATGGCGTAGGGCATGAGCTTTTCGAACAGCCCCACAACTACATTGATGGCCGGTGCCAAAGCATTTGCAAAAGCATTTTTCAAGGCTTCCACACGGTTATTCAGAGCCTCATTCTGACTTAAATATCCGGTGATCACCGAGCGCAGCTCGCCGAAAATGTTTTTACACACTTTCAGCCCCAGCGATACCACACCTATACGGCGGATAGACTTGACCACATTCAACAGGGACTTGCTGGCCGTACCGGAAGAAGCACGCATATTTTTCAGGTGACTATGCACCTTGCCAAAAGCGGCGCCCGCTGCAGATCCGATATTTCCAAATATTCCCTTTAAACCGGAGAAGCCTTTTTTCAGTTTCCCTGCTGCGGAAACATCGCCGGTTTGCTTGAGCTGCTTGCTCATACTCTTAAGCGCAGGAGCATTTCTGGATATAGACGATTTCAAGTTGGAGAAGCGGGTGCTTTCCGTTGCTATATCCGCATTCGTTTTGTTAATCTGCGCCGTGGTCTGTGACATTGCGCTCTTTGTTTTGAGAATCTGCGAAGAAGTTTTGCGGATTTCGTTTTTCAGCTTGTCCAGGGAGTCCGTTTTCAAGTTGTTCGGATTCAGTCCAACCTCTTTCAGCTCGCCGTCAAAGACTTCTAAATCGTTCTTTATACGATTGATAGCCGCCCGCTGCTGTTCGATCTGATTGATCGTCATGCCGCTGGTCGACGCTGTTTCCATTTTGTGGATCCAGTCTACCATCTCCTGGTACTGACTGCTGACACCGGCAATGCCATTCTTATAAGACTTCAAAAACTCCTGCTGTGCCCGGTAAGTGGCCGTTACCTCTTTTAAGCGGCTGGACAACTGCTTGTATGTTTCGTCCTGGCTGTGCAGCTGGTCTTTCAGCTGTCTGGCTTTTGCCGTATACTCGGATATTTTCGCAGCACTGCTCATAGCGGCCTGCACATTGCGCTCCTGGCTCTTAATAAGCGTATCCACCTGCTTTCCCATCTTCCTTGTATCAGAAGAGGCGGAAGACATTGCCTTGGCAGTCACCGTCTTAATTTTATCCGTCACGCCGGACAGCTGCTTCAGATCGGCTTGGAGAGAGGCCATGCTCTTTTTGTACTGGCTAATATCCGCAGTAAATCGTGTTACCAATTCCTGATCCACAAAATCACCTCCTTTTCTTGTTTTTCAATCATTAAAACTGATCAAAGTAAGCCATTGCTTTGGCCGCTTGAATATCCAGCACATCATCCCCTGTCCAATAAGGGAAAAGGTCGTACACAGCGCCCACATCCTCCCCGGCAACCGCAGCAGCAATTACCCCGGCTTGGATATAGGCGATTTGTGACAGGTTTTGATACTGCCTTCTTTCCAAATCACGATGGAACAGAATGTAACGCTTTAGTTCTCCATAGGTCATAGAAAGAATGACGGAAAACGACAAGCCATAAGCGTTGGCCTCCAGGATCATATCCTCCGTTGTGCAGTAATTACTCCCGAAAGGAAGTGGACGGCTTGTCCTCACTCTCTGTGGACTTCTCCACGCCGTCAAACGCAGCGTTGACCATCTTTTCAATGCCGGCGGAGAGCTTTTCGGTCTGCGTATCGCTCAGTAGACCGGACACATTGGCCAACTGAAAGAGAATGCTCGAAAAGGCGTCCACGCCGCTAACGCCGCTGTCTACCAAAGCGTCATACAACGCCTCACCGGTCAGATCGCCGTTGGGATCATCGTTAAAGTGCAGGGCCTCATCCAGTACAGCCAGGAGCCGCTCCGGATCACTGGAAGCGCTGAGGATCACATCCAGGGCGTCCTCGTTGAATTTATTTTTCAGTCGCAGCTGAGCAGCTACAGTCAAACGCAGGTGCACAGTCTTGCCGCCATTCAGTTGCAAATCGTATGTTCTGGTTACAATATGGGATTCGTTCATTGTCATTTCCTCCTAAAAAGTGGGGAGGCAGTCGCCCGCCTCCCGAATAGTCGATTTACGCGGCGGGGAACTCTCTGCTCCAGTCGCCGTCCAGCTTGTAAGAGACAGTAGCCTCCATCAGGCTGTTTACGCCCGGTCCCTTAATCTTCAGGCTGGGCACACCAGAGTTGTTAAACTTGGTGCCGTCCGGCAGCTTAACCATAATGGGTACGGACACACCGGCGTCCTCCAAAGCTGCCAGCACCCGATAATCCGATGTGGCGTCCTTTGCGTTGTACAGAAAAGTCACCTCAAAGGCGTCTGCTTTCTTGCGAATACCGGTAATGCTGTGTTCCACATCATCGTCATAGCAAGTGGCGTCCAGTTCTTCCCGTTCGCCCTTGGTCAGATCGCCGATTTGGGTGGCGTAGTTCAGGCACTTGGCTGTGGAGCCGGTATAGTTGGGATATACCTCAATGCCTTTGGACGCAAGACCGCGTTCCGGCTTTGTTTCGTTCATATAAAATCCTCCTTAATCTATCAGTCGATTGGTTCTTGTATCAACCCGACGGCCGTAACGCAATGATTTGCGCAAATAACCGCTGGGGTCATGTAACAGTGCGTCCGAGGACGCAAATTGCCGGATCAGGCCCAGCGAGGTCAAAGCCTCGTCTACCTTTTCCGTCAATTCCAACAGGTCCGGCAAGGTCATAAACCACAGATCCACCTGATAGGCGATCACATCTACGCACGCCAGTTCCGTGCCTGTATTGGTGATCTCATAAAATGTGATCAGGTTACCTGCCGGTTTGCTCTCCGGAAATGCCATCTTAATGTCATAGGGAATGTCCGACTGTACGGATTTTAAGGTATCCCGGATCACTGCACGGTAGTTTTTCACTTGATCGCCTCCTGTATAGCCGTGCCATAGTGCTCTGCTATCACCGGCTGCATTTCCTGCATGCCGTTATACATAAATAGCGCCGGCAAGCGGCCTTTCAACCTGCGAAATCCGTAGCCGGGTATATACGCAGTCCAAGGTTCATGCTTGCGCACTATACCCAGCTCACTGTCCAGCGGTGTACCCTTTTCGTCACCCACAGGTCCGGTTCCAAATTCCACATAGGCCGCATACTGCATATTGGTACGGCTGCCTGCGGTCACCCGATCACCGTCACGCTCGCAAAAGGCGGCGATAGACTCCCGCAGCAGTCCGGTGTCCTCCGGGCAGTTGCTGCGCTGACGGCCGGCCATATCCTCTGCGTCCTGCAACATCTGCCGCTCCAAGTTGTCCAGCAGATGATCTGCGGTGCGTTGCAGCGTCTTGGCATAGGCACCCAGCTTTTCGATCTCAATGTTCGTTTCCACCGGGTGCCCTCCTCTCTGTGGCATTCGCTGTCAACAACCGATAATGTAGGAACCGCTGCACGGTCTCCACCTCCAGCCAGCCAATACCCTCTACCTGTACCAGGTCGCCGGGCCGTACGCCCACAGGGTCATACAACACGGCTTGATACCCGGCAGACAGCACCCGCCCCCGCTCCTCAATAGGGGCAGAAGCAGATACCGGCTGCCAGCACAAATACAAAACGGCAGGTGTAGCACTGTATGTGTTCTGCTCAAAGTCGTAAGCACTGTCTCTGATCGTCTGTGCGGAGAAAATCCGTGATTTTACAGTCCACGACTTAGGCGTTTTTGCTTTCACAGGTGCGCACCTCCCTGTATCTGTTGTACGGCTGGAGCAGGTCGGCAATGGCTGTCTCCTGCTCCGCAGGGGTGGTATAGGTCTCGCTCATAGATACGCTGCCCTCCGTATAGGACGCACTCTTTACGCCATAATCCCGATCCTGTACAACGCCGTTCAAGTGCACAAAAGCAAGTTTTGCCAGCGTGGTGGCGGTAACCACCGGCGGCAGCTCTTGCGTGCCCAAATAGGTCAGGCAATCGTCCTCTGCCATATCCAAAAACAGCTGTAAATCCAGCTCTTCACCGGCGTGTGCGTACCAGGCCTCGCATATCTTGTCGTAACGCCCGGCAGCGGCCCGCAGCAGCCGCAGAGCCTTGTTTTTCATCTCATCAGTCAAACATATCACCCCATAACAAAAGACGCCTTATTTGGCGCCCTTTTTTGTATCCTCTTTTTCTTGCAGCTGCCAACCGGCATTCAAATAAGCCGGCAGACAACTCCGATCAATGACCACTTGGGTCTTGCCCTGTACAACGGTTACCTTTTCCATTTGTACCTCCCCGGGCTTAGCCCTGCACCTTGACGATCATATTCTTGTCCAGCGTGGTCACGCCGTACAGAATATCAAAGGACACGGTGTCGATCTTGTGGGTGCTGTCGTAGTCAAAGACCACACGCACACCCAGGCCGTCCGCAGACGCCACATAGGCGTTCTTGTTGCCCATCGGCAGATCCATAGGACGGGTCACCAGTGCCACGCCGTTGCGGTGGAACCCTACTGATGTAGGCGCAGAGATCACAGTGGCGTCCTTTCCAGACAGTGTAGCGTGCAAGGGCTGGTCAATAGCCACCTCGGCCACCGCGCCGCTGGCAGCCGTAGCGCCTGCGGCAAAATGGTACACATAGCCGTCCACAATAAAGCAGTCGCCCTTTTTCACCGTGGCAGTAGCAGCAGTCACAGAGGACAGCGCCACCTTGCTCTCACCGGCAGTACCACTGACCTTATAAGTCTTGGCAGTACCAACGGCATTGTCCAGATAACCGTAGGGATACGGTGCGTTCTGACTCATATAGGTGTCCATGGTGTACACCTTGCCCAGTTCTGCGTCCCGCAGGGCGTTGCCGTCACCGGCATAGGACACCTTGGACAGGTTGTCGTCCGTAGCATACAGCACCTTGTGCGAGGGGTTCAGCACCAGGCGGCGGTTCTGAACCGGCACACCGGCAAAGTCCAGATAGCTGCCCACTTTGGCAATATCCTTAATGGGCTTGGTTGCGCTCTCTCCGGAAGCGGTCACGGTGCGACCGGCGCCCTCTACGGCAGTCGCCAATACATCTGCGTCCACCGCGCTGGCGATGGCGGTCATGGCCGGTTCGATCACCTGAGCAGAGAAGTCGCGCAGATCCAAGGACATTTCCTTAGAAGTGATCTGCACAGTCACATCACGCAGCCGGTCCATCTTCACGGGTACACCGCCCTCGTTCAGATCCTGGGGATCCACAGCGCCGGTAAAGTTCTTGGCTACAAACTTGCTGGGGCGGCGGGCGGTAACCGTGTCGCCAACCTTCACAAATTCGTCCTCATAGTCCCGGTGCACCAGGTTGGCCATCACCAGGTTGTTTTTCAGTACCATCAGTGCCTCATTGGCAATGACATTGGGGGTTAAAATCGTATTCGGCATTTCTTATTCCTCCTATTAGCCGTTCTGTTTTCTCCACGCCTCATAGGCGCGGAAGTCTGTGGGCGGTACATTGTCGCCCGCTGCTTCCTTACCCGCCGGCGGCAAGTCCTTGCCCCGCAGGTTGGCGGTTGTGGCGGCCTGTACTGCCTCTTGAAATGCGGCGTCAAAAGTCTCCAGGTTCTTTTGCGAGGCGGTGGCGTCATTCCCGGTCAGGAATGCGGCAAACTGTGCAGGCAGCTTGCGCTGGAGCAGCTCAGCCGCAACAGCCGTTTCCAGCTGCTTCTTGGCAAAGGCTGCCTTTTCCTGTTCAAATGCCTGGCGATCCTTGGCCAGGTTATACCGCTCTCGCTCCTCTTTGTTCATACTGGATAGTTTTTTGGCTTCGTCCGCCTGCTCTTTGGCGCTTTCTTCCCACTTGGCTCTGGCCGTGGCAAGCGCCTTGCTGACCCGGCTGTCAAACTCGCTTTGGAATTTCTTGTCTTTCAGCAGGTCGTCAAATGTTGGAGTGTCGTTGCCCCCATCGGAGTTGGCGCCGGTGTCGCCCGCTGCCCCCTCTGTGTTGGTGTCTGCTCCATTTTCGCCGGTGTCTTCGGCAAACAGCTGGAGGTTCAGCGGCAGGCGTGCGCACACCCGGCTCTGTTCTCTGCTGTTTTCCATCTCGGCATACTGTTTTGTCATTGCTGACTCCTTTCCCAAACCGTACGCTGCCGGTTCGTTAAATGATATATTCCCACAGGCATAGCCTGAAAATGGGTATAAAAAGAGCAGGGCTGCATTGCAGCTCTGCTTTCTTCATGTTATTGGTATTTTTTTATCGCATCCAGCCAATCCTCTGGACACTTTCCATCGTAAAATTTGTCAATAACATCTTGTATCGCTCTTTTTCTTTCCTCTGCGCTGATTTCTCTGTGCCCTGTTACTCTTGCTACAGGTGGATCATTCCATCTGGGAGCGGTAAATAGCTTTTCTTTTTTCATAATTCAGTCCCTATTTCTCATACAGAATAATTTTTGTAACAGAGTTGTTTTGAAGCAACTCACCAACAACAAAGCTACTACCACGCACATACAATATCTCTTGCTCACCTGCATTAAAAGATCGAATATCTCGTCCGTTCTTACACTGCGGAATATAGATTTGCACCTCTGCGTCCGGGTTATAGGTCTTTCCGCAGGTTGCAGCTATGTACTCGTTGTAAGTAACCGTGTTGCCGACCGTATGCGTGTTTACAAACCTTTGCAGTTCCGTTGGATCGGATATAACCAAAGAGCGTTTTACCGATCCGGCATACCTGGGGAATTTCTCAAGTGCACGGTCTAAGTTAGTTATAGCCCTTTTCTCCTCGTTTGTCAACTCTATACCTTGCCGCAGTTTCTCGTTAATCGGGTAAAAGTCACTGGACACCCAGCTGTTGATTGCGTATTCTTCCTCTTCTGTCAAACCCGGGTCTCTCTTCTCCACATACTTCTCATACCACTGGGCGTAGGTCATATCTGCCGGTACGGTCATGGACTTGCCGGTTACCGGATCCCTGGCCCAGCGGGTGCCTGTGCGGTTATTGGTCACCGGCACGGTAATACTGCGGCAGAAAGGGTGCATAGGCGGCAGGTTCTCGCCTGCTTTTGCCTCTTCCACCAAAAAGGTCTTGCCGTCCAGCTGGCGGCAGACGGCGGAGGTGCGCAAATCCAGAGTAGCCATAAACCGATACCGGATAATGCCCGCTGCCTTATAGCCCTCTAAAAAGCCTTGATTGGAGAAGTGATTGACCTCTGTACGGATCAGGCGGCTGGCACAATAGCGTTGCCCGCTGTCGCTGTCTGCTCCTACGCAGTCCTCCAGCAACCGCTCCTCCATATCGTGTAGGGTCATACCCGTCATACAACCCACCTCAATCGTGCGCTGCAAGCGCTTGCAAAAGGCGGCGTTGTTCTTCCACACACGATCGGAATAGTTCTTGCCGCTCCACTTATGGGTAAGTGCGGCCTGTACACGGCGGTCACTGATCAAGCGAAAGTCATATAGACCATTACGCTTTTGGTCGTTAAAAATAGTGCGGTAGTATGCTTGTTTGAGTGTATCTGTCAGTCGCGCTTTCGCCAGCCGTTCCTCCCGCACGCCCATGGCTACGGCTTCCGCACGAATAGCGTTCTGTAAAGCCTGCAATCGGCTGATACGGTCCGCATACGCAGGAGCGTCCAGCATAGCGATCAATTCACGCCGTGCCTGTGGTTCCTTAGTCTGTTGTAGCTGTTCCAGCAGACGCTGGCGCTCCTCTGCGGTTTGGCCTGCGCTCAGCAGCTGCAAGGCATAAGCCTGGCTGATCTGACCGTTTTTAACATACCGGCGGAGAATACGCTCAATTTGCTCGTTGAGCTGCTCTACACCCTGGGCGTACATACGGTTGACCTCCACCATTGTAGCGGTGGTGCGCGCTTGCAGCAGGTGCTCCAGGTCAACCGTTCGCCTTTTCCAATACTCTGCTGCTTTCATAGGTTAAGCGTCCTTTTCTTTGTCTTGCTGTTCCTGATCCGCCGACTGTTCCTTTTCGTCAGCCTTATCCTCTGTGTTGGCTGTGAAGCTGTCCATATATTGTTGCTGGTTCTCCTGCTTTTGCTGCTTCATATTCTCCACAGCCTCCGCCGGGTCCTTAACGAACCATAACAGTGACAGCAGCGTCTGATCATCAACCAGTCCGGCGTTCTTCAAGGTGCACACCATCTGCACGATCTGCGCCTCATCAATGGGCAGGGCCACAGTGAACACAATATCCACATCGTCCACAGATACCGGGTCAATTCCGTTATGGGCCAGCCAGTTGTTATATAACCTCCAGCGTTTCTTTAAGCCCGCCTCCATAGCACTCATTTTGCTTTTTACAAGCAGGTGCAAGGCCAGCAGCTTTAATTTCAGCGCCACGCCGCTGGCGTTGCCCGCAAAGGCCTGGTCTGTCATATCCGGGGTTAAAGTCATTTTATGAATATCCGATACCAGCGTATCGTCCAGCACCTTCAATGCATTCTCATCAAAGGTCTTTTGCACATATTCCAACCGGGCGTCCTGTGGAATACCATCTACAAAGTGATCCTGCTTTGCGGCTGCCATCGTCTCCGGCGGCAATACCGCACCATAAGCAGCTAAAATAGAATTGACGAACTTGCGTTTGTCCGTCAGGCGATCGGACAGCAGCGCATTGCGGGCGTCTATCAGGTTGGCCACCTGTTCAAAGTCGCCTTGTCTCTCCTCGTTGTTCTCATAACACACCACCGGCACCTCATCAAAGAAGTGTGGCACCGGTGCACCCACCGGGTTGTACACATAGTTTTCTTTATCCAGCGATGTGCTTTCGTACTGCTGATACTGGGTAGCCGTATAGACTGTTACCGCATAGTACCGGCTGCGGTCTGTGCGCTCCCGCTGCTCAAACCACAGCGCAAACAAGTCTTTGTGCTCCACGGTATCATCTTGCACCAGCACGATCTGATCCGGCGCATACACTGCGGATCGCGGGCGTGGTTGCTCCTCTGTGCTGGCATATAGCAGCTCACAGCTTTCGCCATATATACCCATGGCCTTTCCGTTTCGTTGATCTACGGTAGCGATATTCTGACTATGGTAGGCCGCCATAACGGCGGAAATGTCAATCTTCTTTCCGCACAAATCGCAAAGGCCGTCTTTGTCCTCATCCACAGCGTTGTGGCGGACCAGGGTGCCGTTTTGCCGATTCAGCTTGGCCTCAACCGTAGACACCAGGGAAAGCTGCGCCTGACTGTCTTTCTTGTCCCGGTCGTTGCAATCGTACTTTACCGGCTCACTTAGGAAGTAGCCGCGAATAATATCTACGATATACTTGGCATAGTTGGCCTCCGCCCGCACATCATCCTCTTCATCTCCACGGTGAAGCTGTGGAACACCGATATACCGACCATATAGGGCGCGACACCGTCTTTCATATTTATTTGCTTTACCGATCACATAATCGATCACCGCAGAAGGCAACTCGCCCCGGTCAAGGTTCGGCACATCGCGCCGGTTCATGTAAAGTATCATTCTATGTCCTCCTTGTTACGATCCGCCCCAGCGCCGTGCTTACAAAGTAACGCATAGCGTCCATAGCGTGGTCGTCCTGTTTGACCGGCTCATCCCGGCCTGCCTGAGCCGCTTTGTCATACCAACGGTAGGCGTAAAATTCCGCAATGGTACGGGTGCAGTCCTTGCTGAACAGCAGATCCGCCCGCTGCAATAGCGTACATACGGTACGGATTCCATCCAGCACCGCGTTATCCGCCTTTAATACCTTGAGCCCCCGCCTTTGCAGTTCAGTTATAAATGAAGCCGCCGATGGGTCTACGACTACGCAGGTGTATGGCGTGTTCCCCAAGAACTGTACCAGATCATCTGCGTACTCGGCGTCCGTCTTTTGCCGGTGGTTCTCCCGCCCGGAATAGTAATATTCCTTGGTGCATAGCCATTTGCCATGGTATTTGCGCCACATCAGGAACACCGTAGGGTTTAGCGTACCGTAGTCCACACTGATATAGGCAGAACCTTGCAGTTCGTTATCCGGCGGCAGCGGAATACAGTGCCGGCTTTCGTCAAACATATCGTAGATCAGGCCCTCTGCCACTTTCCATTCGCCCAGAATATACCGAGCATAAAAAACGCCCGCGTACATCGTTCTGTACCGGGCTTTGACCTCCTCTGTTAAGGACAAATTGTCGTCCATCGTAAAGTGGAGGTAGAGTATTCGCTTTTCTTGCCGCTTCTCCGGCAGGATCCATTCTTCATAAAACCAGTGGTGTGGGTTATCCGGGTTGCAGTTGAACCAGAATTTTGCACCACTGACAGAGCACCGGGCGGTGGCCTGCTGCACAAAGGACTGGGGCATTAAAGCCACCTCATCGAAAAACACACCTGCCAAAGTCATACCCTGGATCAGATCCTGGCTGCTTTCGTCCTTGCCGCCGAAGATATAAAACGCGTTTTCCGTACCACCCCGCGTCACCACAAGCACATTGTCGCTACGGCTGTATTTTACCTGATACCCGCGACTTTGCAGCATTGCAGGCAGAAAAGAAAGCACATTCCGGCGAAAGGAGCTGATTGTCTTACCGCACATGGCAAAGTTCATGCCGCTGTAGGTACTCATAGCCCACAGAATATAGCTAAGCGCCATACTCACCGTCTTACCGGATCGTATAGCGCCGTCTGCAATTATTCCGTTTTTGTCGCTCACAGGTGATGTTTTGCACCACCAGGTGAGCACCTGGAGCTGCTTGGCGGAGAATGGCTGAAAATGAAAGGTGCTTATTCTTCCCATGCCTGTTCACCCGCTTTCTGCTCCAAGGCTTCCAAGAAGCCATCGTCTGTCTGCTCATCTTCATGCCCTCGGGCCAATTCAAAGTGACGCAGAAGCTCTGCCAGGGCTTTCACCCGATCAGATGTATTCGGCGGCTTTGCCGTCTCTGCAAACCCAATGGAGCACAGCGCGTTCAGCACATCCGTTGCGGTGAAATCCAACTTGTCCAGCTTTCGCTTTTCCAGGTCAGCGATAAATTTTTTTACCTTATCATTTCTTAGCAATCGACTCGCTTGGCTTTCTGCGCTCCCGGGCGCCTTACAATTTGGGTAAGCAGCCTGGTAAGACCGTTTCCCGTTATGGTCGAGCACATATTCATAACAGAACAGCCTTTGTTTAGGTGTTAAGGTCTCTTTGCCCATGCTGCTCACCTCCTTTGTAATAATCACGGATTATATGCTGTTATTTTTTCTGTTTGCTATTTGGAAAAAATTCATCCAGTATCTCAAGCGTTAGTACCGCTTTTTCAAGATGGATATTTTTCTTTATCCAAGTAAACAACAAAGCAACTGATGCAACGATAGCGGCCACGATCACTACGACAAGGACGATATAGCTTATCACTCCTTTACAGTCATTGTGAAGTGCAACGATCCAAGAAGTCATAGTCGCAATTAAAGAAAACTCTGCTGCCATAGACGCATTAAAGAATTTGGATGCGGATTTCACATCCGTCTCAGCCATAATGCGTTTGCGCCGGCGTTCTGCCGGAGAAATGTTGGTCAGTTCTGTCTTGACCTCTTCGTACTCCAGGACTTCACGATTTTTCTTCTGCTGCTTGCCTAAAGGTTTTTCAGAGCGTTTACGCATGTATTTGTTTTCCCCCCTTTCGCTCACCATAATTATAGCACATCTGAAAATGAGCCTCATAGTAACCGCATTTTAGAAAGGGAAAGCACAAAGACAAAAACCAAAGAGCGCACCGTTTGGAGCGCTCTTTCAATCTGTTTGGCAGTTTATACTATAACACAGACGGCAACCTGCATACTATAACATCAACATGCATTGCATAGTGGTTTTTTATTTTTCGCATTCCAGCATATCCAGGGACTGCGGGTGAATGCGAGAGACCAGGTGATTGTATGTAATATCTTCGTCTACGGCAATCTTCTCAAAAGTGTCACCGTTCAAATACCGCCGACGCAACACACGCCGGTGCAACGGACTGCGCACCTGCTCAATAGCAGTCTCAATTTCTGCCCGCTGCAACAGAGCAAGCCGGACTTGTTGGTCCAGCTTCTCTTTCAGTTCTATAATGCGATCTACCGTCAAGGTAAAATCTGCCCGCTGCCCGCCTCCCGGCGTGGGAGAGAGGGAAGCCGTGATCTTTTGCGCCCGGCTGTTCAGTTCTTCGATCTCCTGTTGTGTAATCTCAACCTCCGCCCAGCACTCCCGATAGCGTTGCAGCCATTCCTTCTTTTCGTTGTTCGTCATTTTTCATCCTGCTTTTTATTCCGCTCATTTATTAAAGTTCGGACCAAAGCCGATCACGCCGAAAAATGCAACAATGACCGCCCCAGCCACAAGAATAATTTGTGCTGCTATACACATCCTGCTCACCTCCCTGTACTTCCGAACCCGCCGTTGCCGCGTTCGGTGTCTGCCCTTTTCTTATTCCACAAGCTCTTTTTAATTTCTTCCATGTTTTTCTCCTCTCCGGATCTATAGTTCGTCTACCACTCTTTCTGCGCAGTACTTCGTCAACTCATCATGAAGCGACTGGGAAACTTGCATTGATAGTTCTATGATCTGTGTCTTTGGCTTACAGTTGGCGCACCACGCTTTCATGTTGCCAGTGTTTATTCCCATTAGTGCGTATGGACCGTAAATGGTCATGCGGTGCCAACACACATCACGGTGGTAACATTGCTCGCAGGTCATTGTGCCACCTCCAAATTCCGTGCAGTCGACTGCAAAACCTGAATGACAGCAGCAGAGAGCTTGGCGCCGGTGGCCGGATCCTTGGCATTGATCTTGCCGATCAGCTCCTGTACCTTTGCGGCAGTTTGTTGCAGCTCGGTAAAGTACACCCGGCAGGCGGCCACATCCGTGTCTGCGCCCGCTGCCTTGGCTTGCCGAACAGCGGCGTCCAATTTGGTGGCGCTGCTGTCCAACTGCCTTTTTAGGTCTGCCTTTTCCTGTTCCAGCTTTTCTAAAGCGGCTTTGGTTTTCTTCTCGGCGTCTGCCTTTGCCGTTGCCAACTTAGCTTTGTATTCCTTGGCAGCTTCCTTTTCAGCCTCCTGGTCGATCTTATCAATGGCTTTTTGGATTTTCTCGGTCATTTCAGCGTTACCTCCTTGATCTGCGCCAGCGCGCAACGCTGGCAGTGCTCGTCCAGTTCCGGCTTGTCCAGGCCGCACCGGTTATTGATTGAGCCGTAGATACACACATCTCTGCATATCGTCGCCAAGATCGCAACTGTAGTTTTTTCGTTCTCATTCTTCATTATTGCGCTCCTCAAAGGCCATACCGGCCACGGTGCCCAGGTTGATCAGATCCCGACATACAGCTTCTGATTTGGACAGATCCATTGTTCTGATCACGCCCTGCACGATCAGGCCGGACTTAACTACCACCAGGTCCCCGCGCCGGTACAGATCGTACCCCTCTTCTTCCTTTTCGATAGGTTGCAACGCTCTTTTGTTGATGAATGTCATGCCCGCACCTACAATCAGCGGTTGCCATACAGCGCCTGCGGCTACAATGCAGGTGTCCAGCGGGGCGGCATATTCTTCATCGGGGCATTGGTCTGCCAGCGGCAGATCCGCTTTCGGCATTCTTGTCATGATCACGCTGTCGTCCTCTGCCAAGTCAGCGACCATACGCAGCGTCTCCGGCGTGTATTCCGGGTGGCCGTACAGGATGTACCCGCAGCTGCCATTACTGAGCATTTGCTCGCCGTCTGGCAGGTCATATAGAAAATAGGCCTTGCTTCGCTTGCAAATTGATAACATTTTTTTAAAGTTCATCTGTCTGTCTCCTTTACGCTTATGCCGTGAATGTACAGCATAAGTTTTCGCTTGATGATGTATTCCTTTGTTTTTGTACCCTTGGTGTCCTCCACCACCCACTTCCAGGTGCCGTCCGGCTGGCAGACCTCATATACAAAGTCCGCTTTATAAATCACCGGGCGCTCTTTTCGGTATTCGCCGACCCCTGCCGGGATCAACTCATAAGGGACCTGCTCCCGCAGGTTGCGCACCAGGCCGTGCCGTTCCAACAGTTGCAGCTCCTTTGCCCGCTTGCACTCGCTCCGGCTGTCGTAGGTGCGACCATCTGTTTGTGCTTTTACCGCGTGATATTTGTTTTCGCCTTTTGCCCGCTGCCGGAGATACTCCTGGTACTGGGCAGCAGTCCAGTGTTCTTGGGTACCCATCAGCCCGCTGCCTGCTCCGCAGGAGCGTAAGCCATACGGATGAACTGGTGCTCCACTGCACCAATGCGCTGCTGCTCCTGCTCCAGGCACTTTTGCATATACTTGCTTGAAAGCACTGTCTCCTCAAACTCCCGACGCAGATCATCGGTCATACCGTATTGGCCCAGGCCTTTGGCGCTCTTAAAGGCGTCCCACTTTGGCCGGATCAGCGGATGGTTGATGTTCAGCTTGAAGCCGTATGCGTTGTGCGGTGCCAAAATCAGCTGTGTTTGGCGTTCCCGCTCTAAGTTGCGCACCTTGTCCCGCATTTGTTCCCATTGCTGTATGTATGTCACTTTGTCCTCCTAACACAGGTACCTATGGTTCTTTGCCCGAATAGGGCAGAGCACATAGGATTGATACTTAAAACCGGTGACTTCGTCCTCCCAGTTGTTCAGCGTGTCCTTGACCACATAGTATCCCTTGGGTGCTCTTGGCTCATCTGCCCAGTGGTCGCTATAGATGACCTGGTATTCCGGTTCCGGTACCACCAGGTTACGGCTGCGGCTAAAGCACACTCTGGACTTGGCCGTTGTGTACTTGCCCTCGTGCCCTTGTTTGATGTGGGTCTCCTCGCGTAGGTACCCACCGTAGGTGTGGTGGTCTCGATCATCCACCGGTACATATTCCACCCGGCCATAAGGCCACCTGGGCAGCTTGGTCAAGTCAATACCGGACAGCGCCATGTGGATATGTGGGTTCTTGTCCGGGGTCTCAATGGCTCTCATCCACTTGAATTCAACACCGGCCTTTTTGTAGGCATATCGCAGTTTGGCCATATAGGCGGCCCACAGTTTTTTAATCTCTTGCAGGTCCTTGGGCCTGTCCGCCTTTCGGAATGTAAAAGTAGCTGTCAGGTCACCGGGTCCGAAGTTTGCATTAAAGATCATCTCCTGCTGTAGGCACGCCTGGCGATTGTTGACTGCCGCCTGGGCCTCGCTGGTTTTTCCGTAGTTGCTGCCCCTGGTGCATTTATTCTTGCTGCCATAGCGGGAGGAGTAATGCCGCTGAATGTAGATACATTTACCTGCGTGGGTGGTCTTTTGCACCCATGGCATTTTGGTTTGCTCCTTTCTGGACGGACCGGCACACTATGGAAATGCTGGAAAACGCGGATCGGCTCCCGGGTGGAAAATCAAGTTTCCCACCGGTTCACCGGCGTGTTCCACATTCCCACAGTGCACAGCTCCTCATTATGCGGCGCGGGTGCACACCCTGTTGCCGCCGGTCTCCTGCCTGCGCCTAACCAGCTGAAGAATGCCGAAAGATATATCCTTTTGCCGTTGGCGCTTTGCGTCTAAAAATAATACTTTGAACAAGGAGCAAAAAAGGAGCACAGACCCCTTTTTTCGCCCTTGCCGCACGGCTTGTCCTTGACTTCTTTGCGGTCCTTATATATAATGTAATTAGCGCAGGCGTTTTACTTTCTTTTCGCCGCCTGTGGTTTAAGTCGACTGGTCGCTCAGTCGGCTTTTTCTTTTTGCCCGCTGCTTGGTTCGTCGTTATACTCCAGTGGCAGCATAATGGCGGTCACTTTTGGCAATTCCATCAGGGCCTTGGTTTTCCGCTCTGCAATTACTTCCAGCGCCTTGTAATTGCCATCGCCACGCACATACACGGTGTCACCGGCTCTAACGGTGTTCCACGGCGCCCGCAGGACAATGTGGTCCTCGTCCAGCTTAGCAATTACCAAATCAATGTAATCTTCCATTTTCATCATCCTTTCCCAGTTTGACGGCGTGCAGATACGCCAATTCAAAGTCTGTCAGCGGCGCTACCAGCACCACCTTGTGGTTTTCGTCCTCGATCACCAGCTGCTTGTCCTGCCGGGGCTCGTCCTCGTCCTTGGGCAGCACGAACACCGCCAGGGCGATCAATGCGCAGCCGGTACCGCTGATCACTATGGACACCCACCAATAGGGGGTGTCCGCCACCAGGCAGCAGCCCAGCAGCACCAGCAGGAAGCCGGTAATCACCAGAACCAAGCCTGCCTTTTCTCTCTTGGTCATTGGAGTGCTCCTTTCTTGCAGTTGACTGCAATTTAGTACTTTCCGGCGTTATATGCGTGGAACGCCGGGGCGAACACAGCTAACTTGGTGCCGTTCTCGCCCAACTGAATGAGAGGGAAGCCCGGACGGTGCATATACTGCCGTGCCGTTGGAATGCTGCAATTCAGGTATGCCGCCACATCTTCCGGACCAAGATACAGTTTTGTACCCTTGGCCTTGACCTCTTCCTCTACTGCTTCGGCGGTGCGGATCAGGTCGATGTAGCTTTGCAGGCGCTCCATACGCTGCTGTACGGCGGCGTCGAAGTCGTCCATTGCCAACGGACTGTCCTTGTTGATGGGTACTTTCATTATTATTTCTCCTTTCGATTATTTGGCCAGCCCCTTGGGCAAGCGGCAGAGCCGCAAGCTGCCCGCTGCACGGCAGAAGTGCCGTTGGCGATAAATGTGATGTTGGGTGGGGCGGGCACCGGAAGCAGGGACATAGGGGGTAATTTGACAAAAAAAGAAAAGAAAAAAGAGAAGAAGTGAAAAAGGTCCCGCTGCCTGCGTATCTCTGCCGCCGCCCAAAAGGCTGGCTTTTGTTGTTTGTCATGGTATAATAAAGTTATCAATTTGAAAGGACTGAACGCAATGAAACTGAACAAAGACTGTGTAAGAGATGTACTGCTCTATCTTGAAGAACATCTCGGTTATGATGACAGATTAGATGCTTCTTCAATCAAAATTGAGCCATACACTTACGAAGAAATCCTATATACGATCAGTCTATTGTCGGAGGCCGGGTACATAAAGACCATTCCAATTAGGAATTTAAGCGCCGCAACATCATATTTTGTGGTGTCAATCCTTATGCCCGGTCACGATCTACTTGACAATATTCGTGACAACACAGTATGGACGAAAACGAAAAAGACGGCCTCAAAATTCACATCTGTCTCTCTCAATATTCTTTCGTCTGTCGCTTCCAATGTCCTTTCAACTATGCTTCTTAATCCACCTACCGTTTGAATTGGTGTTCCAGCACCTGGCGCAGGCACTTCTCCATATCCACTTCGGTGAATTGGATGTTCTTATCAGTCAAATAGTACAGAACCGCTCTTAGCCTCCAATGCGCCATCAGTGCACTGATCATCGCAACAGTGGAAATAAGAACCAATACAACAATCACTTTTATTCACCTCGCTTTAACTGCCTGCTTAGTTCTGCCGCCGCCCAAAAGGCTGGCCGTGTATTTAGTTGTTGCGCTCTGCGATGATCTCGTTGATTGCGCCGAGGATCCGCTCTTTTGCCTGGGGCGGTTTGCGTCGGCCAATCAGTATTGAGCTGATGTAGCTGCGCGTGTAACCCATATACTGCGCGAGCTCAACTTGTGTGATCTTGTTGATGTGCATTTTTCCGATAGCCTCAGCGATCCACTCGTCCATTGTGTTACCTCCTTTTCTGTGCTTTTGTGCACAAATGCACACTTTTTTGCATTTTGTAGTTTACAAATGCGTACAAGCGTGCTATAATGAGGCTGTTCTGAGACCTAAGATAACAGCGCGAGTCCGCATTTGTTGACTACAGTTGCCATTATAGGCTGCCAGAGTGTACTTGTCAACACCAAAAGTCTACATTTGCGTACTTTCGTGATTATGCACAAAAAAAGTGAGGCAAAATTGTGGATTTTTTCGAGAGATTTACTGCACTCTGCAAAGAAGAGGGCGGCACTACGACCGGCGTTGGGCAGTCACTTGGTTATTCCAAAGCGACTGTTGGCCGGTGGCGCTATGGTAGCATACCGTCAGCTGACGCTTTAACTGCTATAGCCGAACACTTTGGCGTGTCTGTGGACTACCTTTTGGGAAATACGGACATAAAAAATCCCCCGGACCAACAAAGTCCGGAGGAGATAGCCAAAGTGGCACTATTTGGTGGTGACGGAGAGGTTACCGACGAGATGTGGAACGAAGTTAAAGGTTTTGTAGAATTTATCAAAGATAAGAGAAAGAGAGAGAATGACAACAACTGAGTCCCTGTTCGATGAGATCGAGCGCAACAACATAGAGGTATATCTGGGCAGTATGCCCGCTGCCAAGTCTGCGTCTGCCAATATCGGCGATGATTATTACATAGCATTGGACGAGCAGAGCCTGGAGAGCACCGCAGAGGCCCGCTGCCGCCTTGCCCACGAAGCCGGGCACTGCATAACCGGGTCGTTCTACAACCTATATGCCCCGCTTGACCGGCGCAGTAAGCACGAACGCCGGGCAGATAAGTGGGCGGTAAAAAAGTTGATCCCCAAGGCCGAGTTGGAGGTGCAGCTGCGCCAGGGCCTGGAGCCTTACGAGTTGGCCGAGTATTTCAATGTGACGGAAGAATTCATCCATAAGGCGTTGGAATTCTACTTTGAATGTGAGATAGCATGAGTGAAGAAATGAAAGAATTATATAGACAAATTGCAAAAATCGGCCGGCAGTACGGCGCAGCTAAGGTGGTGCTTTACGGCTCCCGGGCGCGTGGTGACAACCGGCAGCGCAGCGACATCGACCTGGCTATCTACGGTATAGACGACCGAGGACGGCAGGCGCAGCTTGCCCAGGCCATTGAGGACCTGCCCACCCTGCTGGACTTTGACCTGGTCTTTGTCCGCCGGGACACAGACCCCAAACTACTTCAGAATATAGAAAAGGACGGTGTATCCTTAATGAGCAAATATGAAGAAAAGCGGGACAAATTCAAAGACGCAGTGCAGCGCCTGGAGGAGGCCATTGCCGACTATGACAAGCTACCCAATTCCACCATGCGTGACGGTGTGATCCAGCGCTTTGAATTCTGCACCGAGCTGGCGTGGAAAACCTGCCGTGAGTATCTACTGGAGCAGGGCTATACGGAAGTGAACAGTCCCAAGCCGGTGATGCGCCAGGCCTTTGCTGACGGCCTTGTGGACAACGACCTGGTGTGGGTGGAGATCCTGAATGCCCGAAACCTGACCACGCACCTGTACGATGACGCAGAGGCCACCAAGATCTTTGAGGACATCAAAGACAACTATCTCCATCAATTCCAGGCGTTGGCCGGGAAGTTAGAGTAAGTCACAACAAAATAAAAAAAGCCCTACCCTGCGCCAACAGGATAGAGCCGATAAGCAGGATATGTAGTACATAACCCACCCAACACTGGATATTGTACCACATCCCTGCCGATAAATCAAGCAGGGCATTTTTGCGCCCTTTTTTAAGTACAATCTATGGGAGTGGTACAATGAAATATGCAGCGGCATATATCCGCGTAAGTGACGACCGGCAAGACGAGTACAGCCCGGACAGCCAACTTAAGCTCATTCGTGAGTACGCCGGCAGAAACGGCTACTGCGTGCCGGATGAATATGTATTCTATGACGATGGTATCTCCGGGCGAAGCGTTAAAAAACGCAAGGCGTTCAATGATATGATCGCCTTTGCAAAAAGCAAGGAGCACCCATTCCAGGCAATTCTTGTATGGAAATTCAGCCGATTTGCTCGGAACCAGGAAGAAAGCATTGTGTATAAATCCATGCTGCGGCGCATCGGCGTGTCGGTGATCTCCATATCCGAGACCATAGACGACTCACCCTTTGCCCCGCTGATCGAGCGCATAATAGAATTCATGGACGAGTATTACAGCACCCGCCTGTCCCAGGAAGTGACCCGGGGCATGACGGAAAAGGCGAGCCGTGGCGAAGCCATGAGCGCCGGTGCCTTTGGCTACGACCTGCAAAACAAGGTATTCACACCTAACGAGGACGCACCCACCGTTCGGTACATCTTTAATGCTTTTCTGTCCGGCAAAGGCTACCGCAAGATTGCCATGGAGCTGAACGCCATGGGCGTAAAGACCTATCGGGGCAACCCACCGGACAACCGCTTTGTGGAGTACATACTGATGAACCCGGTGTATGCGGGTAAAATCCGCTGGAGCACAGACGGCAGAGCCTCCAGAGACCGGTACAAGGGCGATAACAGCAAGGTTATGTATGTGGACGGCAAGCACCAGCCGATCATAAATCAAGACACATTCGATCAAGTACAGGAGAAGATCATGGAACAGAAAAGACGGTATGGCAAATGGCAGCGCAAGGAGCAGCCGGTTGCGTTCATGCTGAAAGGCCTTTTACGCTGCGACACCTGCGGTGCCACGCTCACCTATATTGCCGCCAGGGACCCCGCCGTGCAATGCCACAACTACGCCCGGGGCAAGTGCAAGGTATCCCACTACCTATCCATACGCAAGGCCAACGCTGCGGTGATTGCTGCCATAGAAAAATCTTTGGAGACCCTGGAATTCAATGTGCTGCCAAAGGAGCAGCTGCAAAACGAAGTGGTAGACTACTCGCTGCTCATTCGCAAGGAAGAAGAAAAGATCAAGCGGGCCAGTGATGCCTACGATGCCGGGTATGACACACTGGAGGAATACGGCCGCAAAAAAAGAGCATTTCAAAATAAGATTGAAGCGCTCAAAGCCGAGCAGGCCAAGGTCGAGAAGTCACAGAGCGGCGAAATTCCGCCCCAGTTCGTCCAGCAAGCCAGTTTTGTACTGGATTTGATAAAGTCTCCGGATACAGCGGAAAGTGTCAAGAACGAAGCCCTGCGCTCCATTGTAGACCACATCACATTCAAAAAACCGGACAACACACTGGAGATATTCTACTATATTTGATGGGTTTTTAGCCGCATTTTCCACCACGAATTGAAAAATAAGTGCGAGTTTTGGCTTAACGCCGTCATTTACTGTCCATATTTTGACTCTATATCTAAATACAATACAGTCCGCCGTACTGACTGATGATAATGGACGCAGCGCGGGGATCCGGATTCTTAATATTGATGGGGTATTGCAATTTTTTTATATAACTAAACAT